CACGACGCTCTTCCGATCCGCCGCAGTACCGGCGAGGCAATAGCCAAGCGCCGTAACGGTGCCTGTCGTAATGCTCGTATCGGCGAATGCGAAGTTGGACGGGGTGATCGGCCCGTAGAGAGAGGACACGATGCACTCGGCGGCAGTCAGACCAGACGGTACGAAAGCCGTACCAGACCCTCCTGCGGGAACAACCTGTGTGCCCGAGACCATCTTCTTATCTGCGGCGGAATACGGCAGGATCGCGTTCAGCTGGGGCGGTGTCGCGGTGATCGCAGTCCCGCCTAGCTGGAGCACGCCGGAAACATTCGCTGTTCCCGAGAACGTCGCAGCCGGGGCGACTAGCGTAGTGACCGTTCCAAGCGTGGTGGTAGAGGTTCCAACCGTTGCCGTGGTAGTCGCCAGCGTAGTGACGGTTCCCAGCGTAACGGTTAGTACGTCGATGCCTTTGCTCGCCGAAACAACTACCGCTTTTGAAGCGGTGACGGTTCCAGGCGAAACGCCATCGACGTAGGCCAGCTCGGTTGCACTGAGCGAGGCTGCATCGAGAGCATTCAGATCAGCAGCGGTCAGCGTTACCGCCGTGCCGCCGATCTGAAACTCCGCAGTTCCGCCGGCAGCACTGCCGACATTCAGGCCATCAGGGAAGTTAGAGACTCCCATCAGAAGTCACCCCCTAACCGTTCTGACCATAGACCCAGCGGAAGTCCGTCCAGCCGAGGCTGAACCGCATGTAAACCGGCCAAGTAACGGCCAGCGTTCCAACGGAGTCTACGACCGGCGCGCCGATCTCGAGCGGGACACGGTCATACCAGCGGAGGCTCTGCCTCCGGAGTCCCGAGTCCATCATGAACCAGGCCGTTGCGTCGGTCAGGTAGTGCCAGACGATCGGCGAGAACCGACCAGCCTGCGGGTTGATCGCGTTGTTGACCGAGGCGGGATCGAGGCCCGACCGGATGATCGTGAGGAGTGTGTCCTCAAGCTCCGGGGGAACCATGATCTCATCGGGCATCACGTTGAGGATTTCGCCGTTCATGTCCACCATCGCCATGTGCGCCTGGCGAGTCGTGGAGACGTTGGCCGCACTGAGCGCGGACGTTCCCTCGTTGTTGATCGCCGTAGAATCGAGCGGCGACTGCGGGTGAGCGTCCGAGCAGAGCGCGACTGAGTCAGGCCCTACAGCGTCAGTGCCGTAATCATCGATCGTCTCGGAAGTTGCCGCCGAGAAAGCGTTAATGAAAACCTTGGCGCCCGCATTCTCACGAACACGGAACGCCGCATCGCCGAACATACCGGCTGTATCACGGAGTTGCGATACGCGGTTGTCGTCAACCAGCGTGCGTGTAGCGGACAGCTTGCGTCCGAACTGCGTATGGTTGAAGGTCTTCTCGTAACCCATGATCGGCTCGGCTTCTTGCAGCCTGCCGGAGTCTTCGAAGTTCCAACCACTGGACGGAATGCCGCCCAGGCCGTCAACCTTCTCGTTCGCGAACTGCGATCCCTGCATGTTGAACAGGCGCGGGATCATGGAAGCGCGACGGCCCTCTCCTGAGAAGCCGACTACGAACCATTCGCGGACGCGGGGATCGACTGCGTTAGCGAAGTAATCAGGTGTCATTGGCATTATCAGTCACCCCCTATCAGGTCTTTTGTAGTGACAAGAAATGAGCGCCCTCGATGATCTTCACGAGAGTGGGCTCGGTTGCTGAGGACGCGGCGACCACGATCACGTCGTGATGAGCGTCCGTATCAAGGGCCATCGCGCCGGTCGTGCCTGTAAAGTCGAGCACGGTTCCGGCAACGCGGGCAGTGGCGTCGTCTATTGCGTAGACGGCGTCCCTGTCCGTGACTACCTTGATTTTCGAGACATCGGCAGTCCCTACCACTGTTTCCACGGCCACCCCGGCGAGCGTCGCATCATCCGACGCGCCGAGACTGGCTTTGCCGCTCTCAATCGAGACAAGGTCACCCTTCGTGAGGGTTTCCGAGCCCGTGAAAACGAACTCCTGGATAGTGGGGCACCCGCCAGACTCCCGATAGGCAAAACGGAATCCGTATGCCATTGGGGTAGTTCCTCCTACTGTTTCTGACTACCCCCGGCTTGGGCGTGTTCCGATGTCGCTTGCCTGACGCGCTGATCTACGGCGAGCATCTCGTCGATAGTCCGCGCGCCCTGGTAGGCGACGTACTTGTCGGTTCCTCCCATGTCTTCAGCCTGCTCCAACTGCTCGGTTGTGAGCTTCGGAGCCGGGCCGGGCCGGGCGCCCTCGCCAGCATTCACGCTGGGGGCGGTCGGCTTGCCGGGTTCGCCTTTGAGTATTGGCTTGGCTTCGAGCAGAGCGCCTAGCTCATCCTCGATGTTGAGTGGTTCTCCCAGCTCGTCGTACTTGATCTTCGATCGGTCTAGCGCTAGAAGCGCTAGACCCGGATCGGCGCAACTCAACTCCGGCTTGGAGCTGGCTACGTAAACCGCTAGCTTCAGCCGCGCATCCTGGAGGCTAGTCGCGAGATCAGCTGCTTCTCGCCCCTTCTCCTCGGCGGTCTTCTTCAACCTTTCACTCTCTGTAAGGTTGGCGTCGTCGTACTCTTTCTGTTTCTTTTCAAGCTCTTTGATCTTGTCTTCGCGCGCTTTTGACTCGGCGCGTAGCGTCTCGATCGTGTGCTGAGCGCGGTCAGGATCGAACTCCTTGCCGTCTTTGCCGAGCGGCTTGTCTGCTTTCGGCTCCGGTTCCCTCTTTGGTTCCGGGGTCTTGGCGGGTTCGGGTGTTGGTGTGGTTGTCGGTTCGGGATCAGGCATCTCGCCCTTCTTCCTTAAGGCCGGTCAGTTCCGGGTTGAGCTTGAAGGAGTAGGTCGTGGTATCGACGCCGCTCGGCTCTTGCCGAACATAGGGATGAACGAAAATCTGGACAACTGCGCCTGGCGCTATCTCGCTGGTCGTAACGGGTTGTTCGATTGCCGGTGGCCCGTAACCGGTAAGTGACCAGCCGCAGTGCGGGCAAATAGGATCTCCACCGCAGGCCATCTCAGCTCACCACCGCTTCCTTATAGTCCTCGTGAACCGAAACCGACTTCGCGAGATTCTGACGCGCCATCGCGGGTAGTTCCTGCCCGTGCTCTTTCAGCGTCTTCTTGCGCCGCGCCCGCTGCTTGACTGCTCGGAAGATCAGATCGCGATCGGAACGGATCAGCCGCTCGTCGCCGTAGCCAGCCTCGAACTGCTCGAACAGGTGCTCGGCGTCCTGGATCAGATTGAAGCCCACGAGGTCGGCGGCGTTCTGGAAGGCCCATTGCCGGGTTGCCTCGAACAGTGGTAGCCGCTGCTTCCGCATTGCTGCTTCGTAGCCTTCGCGGTAGCCCCGGTCGAATGCCTCTCCAATCGCGGCTTTGATCTCTTCCTTCGTCGCTTCCCCTTCGTGCGGGCCGGGGATGCTAAGTCGCTTCGGCGGCCTTCCTGGTTTTCGTTTGGGTGTCTCACCCGTTGGATTGGACATCTCGTCCTTTCATTAGCTGACTAGTTCTTTGATCGACTTGGTACGCAGCCCCGGCCCGAAGTCCGAGCGCGTCTTGACAGGCAGATCGCTGAGCTTGAGCTTGCCCTGCCGGTACAGATCGAACTTGCCGGGGCCGAGGATCGTGCGCTGCTTGAACGATGGCAGGGTTGCGAATCGCTCCGGGCCGGATGCTCGCGCTGGTACCGATTCGGAGATCCCCGAAAAGCCCAACTGCTCCCATGTCTTCGTTTGCGGCTCCATCGCGCAGCGGCAGCAAGGATGACTCGATAACGTCTCCTCGTCCGAATGGACGCTGCCATCCTCGGCCCAGCAAATCTCACAGGTGCGCTCGTCCTGAGCGCTCGACCAGACCCAACCGGTGACTACATCGTTCGCCTTGTAGGACGCAGCCGCAGCTTGCCGGTAGACGCCGAGCATTTCGGTACGAGCAATCACGTTCGCGCGCCAGCGGTTGCCGTCTAGAGCCGTCCTGATGCCTCTCGCCACGACTCTAGGGTTCTTACCGAGTAGCACGCCCCGTAGGAGTTCCTGTCTGATCGTCCGCACAGCATCGGCGCCGAGCGCTTCCAACCGTTTTGAGAGCGCGGAACCGGCCGCCACGCGCTCGATCAGTTTCTCCGGGACGAGTTGGGGGATCACCGGGTCGAACATTCCGCCGCCAGGTCCGACCCCCATCGACTCCTTAATCAGTTCGGCCGCGTCCATCCGTCCTTCAAAGGCTGCGGTCATCTGCGCGTCCGTGATCGTCTTGTCGAGCAGGTCAACCAGGACACGCATCTCGGCGGCCACGGTGCGCTCGACTGTCTCAAGTCTGCGCTGTCTGAGTAGCCACGCCGCGTTTACAGATTCTCCCGCTTTCTTAGACGCCTGAATCTGGATAGTTAGATCGCCCAGCTCGCGCTTGATCGATACCCATGCCTTGCCGTAGGCGTTTCTCATTTCGAGGATTACGGCACGCTCTCGCCCGAGCAGGCGTTTGCGCTGCTCGTTGAGTTTCTTTCGGGCGCTCATTCGTCTTCGTCTAGCGGTGCGGGGTTCATCGCCGCGTGCTTGGCTGCCTCGAAAAGCCCTGAGTGAATCCAGGTGCGGTTGTCATTACAGCGGTAGATGACGTGTGTCACGCCCAGACCGTCTTCGTCATCGATGTTGATCTCAGCGACGATCGCGAAGATACCCAGCTGCGCGTCCTCACCGTAAGTCTTCTCGATCTCGTCCATGACCTCTGCGACGAGGTTGCCGATGGGGTGAGTGTCTACGGTCACGCTTTCATCTCGAAGTCGCCCACAGTTGCGCCTATCGCCAAAAGAGCGTCGCAAGCTTCGATAGCGCTGTCTATTTCCTGGCGTGTCTCTTTGGAGAACGAGTCCCAGCCCTCAGACGAAGCGGCACATAGGGCTTCTCGTATATCGTCCACTGCGGCGTGAACCGCCGATAGCCCGCCCAACTTCACGGTGATGGTCGTGGTCTTCATGCGGCGTTACTTCCAGACCCGTCGGCATTGGGCATGATTGGCATAGCCGGTTCCTCGCTAGCCGCGCCGCCCGCATTCCCGGCGTTGAAGAACATCTCTTGTCGTTGCTGCGATTCGGCCAACTCGCTAGCCCTCTTCTCGCGTTCCTCTTCGGGATCGTAACCCAGTTCGGTCAGGAGTGTGTCATCGGAGACGCCGAGTTCCTTCTTAATCAGCGCCGCCTCAAGATGCTCCTTCTCGTTGCCGTAGTCGGGCTGCTTCCACTCACAGCGGATGGTCAGCGTGTCGAGGTCGGCAGCGGGCGCATCGCCAAACTCTTGACCTAGCCGGATCAGCATCTTGAACGCATTCTCCCAGACCGAGCCCCATTCGGTTTGAGTGAGTGCGGCCGTGCTGTCGATTCCCGCGTTTGCCGCCTTGAACGATTCGCCGGAAGGCAACGCCCCGGTGGTAATGAGATGCAGGGGAGAGCGCGTGCGCCTGGCGAGCCTGCAAAGTGTCTGCTCGATCGAATTGAGTAGTCCCTTCGGATCGGCGGCGTCCCACTGGCCCGCCTTGATTTCTCCATCCCCGCCGGTCAGGTATTCGCCGATCATTGAGTCGATCTGTTTTTGCTCTAGCTCGACTCCGAAGGCATAACGCTGCGGCCAGCCGAGGTGATCTAACACCATCTCCAGATCGACCACGTTCTTGTTGAGCTCGTCTTGGAACGGGAGCGCACTCTTGACCCGCGATCTGCCATATGTCCGCCCAAGCGACTTGTATTTCAGGTGGAAGACGGGGATACCAAGCGGTTCGCCTGTCGAATCAACCCACGGCGCAGGCCACTCCTCGCCTTCTGTTTGCCACTTCCCAAACTCCCCGTCCTTCCCCGCCTGGAAGTACTTCTCGATCCGGTTGGGGTAGTAGAGGTTCATGCGAGTGATCTCGGCACCCTCGGGGTTCGATGGGCCAACGGTCTTGCAGTTCCACTTTTTGATCTCGCACTCCACCTCGTCAGGCTTCTCGGCTGAGTAAACCGACTTGAAAGCCTCGGGCGGATTCCAGGTCAGGCGCGGCTTGTCGCCGTCCATGTAGGCGACGAGATAGGCGTCACCCTTAACGAGCGCCGTCGTGTGCGCCACGTCCTGCATCGAGTCAACGTGGTTCTGTTCGAGCAGATCGTCAACGTAAGCATGAAGCTGCTCGGTCACATCCTCGGGTTTCTTGCCGACGATCCGCTTCAGTAGCGACGGCTTCTTCGGCTGGTCGCCCGCATAGATGCCGAAGCCGGTGACGACTAGGCGCTCAGCCAGTATGTCGATGATCGGCTCGATGAAGTTCTCGCACCACTTGACCTGTGAGCCATGCTGCTCGAGGAACTTCTTAGTGCGGTCGGTCAGCTTGACGTTCTGATCGCCGTCGTAATACTGCTCGAACAGCGCGTAGGCAGTCAGGCGGCCGTCCGAGTTGAAGTCGGCGCAGTCCTTGAGGAAGTCTTGCATGGCGGCGTCGAGGATGGGGGCGGGTTTATCGGGCATTCGCCACCACTGCCTCTAGGGCATCGCGAGCGTCCAAAATCACGTCTGCGATTTCATCGAACTTCGCCACGCGCTCGCCACGCATTGTCCCCGGATGAGTATCCAGCCATTCCCTAAAACGCGCGGCGATCTCGGCGTAGGTGTCTGTCACTCTTCCCACTCCCAATCAGACCAGAGATCTACACGCCAGCCGCGCCATTTCTCGATGTAGACGGGCGCAGAGTCGCCGCAACAGGTGATCTCGAGCCACTCAGACTCGGGGCGCGATGCGCGCACCAGCGTTGTGCCGTACTCAGTTTCCACTAGCGATCCTTGTCAAAGTAGATGTCGCCGACCAACTCGAACTCGCCAACCCGGTAAACGGGATCTTCGGCGTAGCGACCGGGCGCGGAGAGGACGCGGGCTTGTGTGGAGGAAAGCATGAGTTCAGTCAGCGCCCAGACAACTGCATCGAGCCGGTTCGGGGATTCCTTCGATACGCCCGGAACCCAGGTACAGTTGTGAACGAGGATTCCGTTCGCATAGAATTCGTGGTGATCATCGATCGATAGGTTGAAGACGGGTTCAGTAGCCGCGCTCTCGATGGTAGTAACGGCGACGACACGGTCTTGAGCAAAACATGGCGCGCTGCCCCGTGCTCTCGTATTTGGTTCCGCACCCGACGCATACAACCGCGTGCGGCTGGCGTCTCGTCCATTCCTCTTTCTTCCGGGCGCTCCGAATCGGCGTCGATTCTGCCCATGCCCCGCTACAACCGTGCTCGCGCACGTGCTCTGATCTAGAGACGGCGGCGAGATTGGAAAGATCATTATTGAGTCCGTCGCCGTCCTGGTGATGTATCTCTTGGTCGATGCGGAGTGATCCGTATGCCTCTTCGTAGAGGACACGGTGGAGGAATTTCTGTTTTCCGCCATGCTCGGCAATACGAGAGCAGTAGTAGTACTCGCGTCCGTTAGAAAATTTCGTGCGGAAATACTTAACCCCGTTGTGTTCGACATATTCTCTTGTGATTGGTACTGGCATACCTGAATTGTATCTTCAGGCTCGGCTGAACATGCTGGAATAAAGCCGTTCTCGTCCGTCCAAATGGGATGCTGCGGCGTGCATCGCAGAGTGCGTCCGCTTGCCATTAATAGTTCGGTCATAACCGAGGTCTCGCCGGTCTGACCTGCCCATTGCACCCGCTGCCAACCAGCCCTGGTCAGAACCCGATCCCCAATCTCTACTCTTTCGATGGGGATATCGCCACACTGCGTCCTTACGAGCGTCCCCGCCGCGACACACAGCTCGTCTTCCAACTCGGGCATGGGGTGAGAGTGATAGACCCTGCCGCCCTTGTAGAGCATCGCAACAGGTTCGGCCCGTTGCTGCTTGCCCCGTGAGGCATGAATCAGTTTGACCGGCACCTTCCGATCTACCGCATGGATCGTGTGCCTGACCATCTCGCCGCCGAAATTCGATTCGGCCACAATTAGATCCGCCTCGTGCTGATGGTATGCCTGGATTGCGCGCTTCGCCCAGACCGCCGGGCCGTCCGTCAGCGAGTAGTCCGCCAAGACGTGTCCATACTGCGTGTACGAGTCGAAACCGCAAACTGAAATCCCGATTGCGTCGTTTCCCGATTCGGGATCTTTCGCGCCCGACGGATCGACGGCAACTACAACTCTCGTTAGGTCGAGTGGCGTCGGTCTGTAGAGAATGTCCGACCTGAGCCAGAGCGCGCCGGAGACATCCTCGAC